GAAACTGTGTCTAACATAACTCCTGAAAAGCAATTAAGGGCATTGAATTGGAACGTTCGAATTATTGACGCGCCTCGAAAGAAGTTTCTTGGTATCAATGCTGCTAGGACTGTTTTTGATTTATGTAATTTTGATGCTGAAAAAACAGAACGCGGCTTACAATGCCTTAGACGCTATACTTATAAAGTTAATGAGCAGACTGGCAATTTTAGTTCTGAGCCTGATCATGATACGCCATGGTCCCATGGAGCAGATGCATTCCAAACATTCGCATTATCATTAAAATCAGAAACAGCTTCCACTAAGCTACCTATTAAGAAAATTGAAAAAGTAATTAATTTTAATCGGCAAAACACTGGCTGGATGGGAAGTATTTAAATGGCATGGTCTACTGATCCTTATACCAGTGATCTTAAAAAAGATGAAGCAATCATCATTGAAGCTAAAGCACGTTATCGTGTTTGCGAGGAATGGGAAAGCCAAGCTAGGGTTTGGTATGAGCTTGATATCAAATTTGCGAATGGTGACAGTCGCAATATGTATCAATGGGATGAATGGGTAATCGGAGATAGAATTTCTTCTAATCGCCCTTGTCTCACAATCAATAAAACAAATCAACACAATCTTTTAATTATCAATGACGCTAAGCAGAATAAACCCGGTATCAACATCCGCCCTGTTGGCGATAATGCTTCCTTTGAAGCTGCGCAAGTATTTCAGGAAGTAATCAGGCATATTGAATATATCTCAAGTGCTGAGAATGTTTATGATAACGCTTCAGTTACCCAAGTACAAGGCGGCATGGGTTATTGGCGCGTTCAAACTGATTATATCAGTGCTAAGTCACGTTCTCAAGAAATTTATATTAAACGTATTAAAGACCCTAGATCAGTTTACCTTGATCCTGATATCACAGAAGTTGACGGTTCAGATGCGCGATTTGGTTTTATCTTTGAAGATAATCCGCGCGATTTATATAATGCCAAATATCCTGAATTTAAAGATGTAGGAGGTTCTACACTCTTTAGCAATACGTCAGATGGATGGGCTACTAAGGATATTGTTAGAGTAGCAGAATATTATCGCAAGACGCAAAAGAAAGAAACAGCTTGCTCATTCACTGATCCTAATACCGGAAAGCTTGTTGAAGAATTTTATAGCAAGCTTACGCCAGAACAAAAGAAATATTACGATGATCGCCGCGAATATGAAAAAGATTTGCCCACAATTGAGCATACTTGTTTTGAACGGCCTTCCGTATCAGATGACATAGAATGGTTTAAAATTGCAGGCAATTCAATTATTGATCGTGGTCCTTGGCTTGGCAAGTACATTCCTATTGTGCGCTTGGTTGGTACGGAAACTGTTATTGATGGGGTATTAGATCGTAAGGGACATACGCGAGCGCTGTTGGATGCGCAACGTATGTATAATATCAATACTTCAGCTAACGTTGAATTTGGCGCGTTGCAGACTAAGGTTCCGTGGCTTGCGCCTATGGCTGCTGTTGAAGGCTTGGAAGAATATTGGAAAACTGCCAATACTCAAAACCATGCTTGGTTGCCTTGGAACCATATGGATGAAGATGGCAAGGAAATTCCTCCTCCTGTACGTCCCGCTGCTCCGCAATCATCGCCCGGCTATGTGCAACAGATGCAGATTGCACAAAATGAAATGATGATGGTTAGTGGTCAATATCAGGCTCAGATGGGCGAGAATGAGAATGCTAAATCTGGAGTAGCCATTAATGCTAGGCAACGCCAAGGCGACCGCGCTACTTATCACTTTATTGATAACCTTGCTATTGCTGTGCGTTTTACTGGCAAAATTCTAATTGATTTAGTTCCTAAGATTTACGATACACCTAGAGTTGTTCGCATTGCCGCAACTGATGGTAGCGTCATGAACGTTACTATTGATAATAACGCGCCAACGCCATTTGAAAAGCAGCCTACGCCAGACGGTCAAAGCCCCGAAATGGATAAGGCGCAACAAATGGCTCAGATTATCTTTAATCCTAGTGTGGGCATATATGACGTTCAATCTGATACTGGACCTTCATTTGCGACAAGGCGTCAAGAGGCGTTTAATGCTCTAACTCAAATTGCAGCTAGCAATAAAGAGTTCATGGGTATTGCTGGTGACTTGCTTTGGAAGGTTGCGGACTTCCCTGAAGCTCAGGCTTTGGCGGAACGTTATCGCAGGATCATTCCAAAGAATATCACTGGTGACGCTCCTGATCCTGCTGCCGATGAAATGATGCATAAAGCTGCTGATCATATTCAGCAGTTGCAAGGTGAATTGGCTGACTTGGTTCAAAAGTATAAGGATAGGACTAGAGAATTTGATATCAAGGAACGTGAACTTGATCTTAAATCAACCCAAACTGCTGTATCTGAAATTAGGAATGATTTTGACGCTTTGAGCAAGCGTATTGTTGCGCTTGGTAACGCTGGCCCAGCCTTCTCGCTGGAGCAGATACAGCCCTTGCTAAAACAGGCCATAGCTGAAGCTTTGCAGGCTGGAGGGCCGGGGCCTGATGCGGCGGATCATTTGCCCGGCCCCCATGAGGGCGGGACGCCTATCGTGCCTCCTGAGCCAGCGGAAGGCGAAGAAGGGGCTACTCCTGAGCCTGCCCCGGAAGCTCCTGAAGAACATCCTGATGTTCCCGGCTCCCGTAAAGCCCCGGATGGAAATTTTTACATGAATGATCCACACAACCCCGGCAAGTTTTTGCAAGTAATGGAGAACGCTTAACCTTAAGGATTTAAATTATGACTTTTCAATATTCTGTTGCTGTTAGAAATGCAGCTTTAGATGTTAAAGAAACTACTATCGGCGCTACGGCTGTTTTAAAATTATTTAGTGGTGCTGAGCCTGCCAACTGTGCTGCTGCTGATCCAACTGGATTATTAGCTACCATTACATTACCTAGTGATTGGATGGCTGCTGCTTCTGCTGGAGTTAAAGCTAAGTCTGGAGTATGGAGTAATACAGCTAGCGGTACTGGTACTATTGCGTCATGGCGAATTTATGATAGTGGTGGAACTGTATGCGGCATTCAAGGCAACACTACTGATATGACATTTGATAATACTAACGTCACTACTGGCCAGACTATTACAGTAAATACATTTCAGTGGACAGCAGGGAATGCTTAAATGTCAAGACAGTATTTTGCAGATGTTCTAGTCGAACCGTTTGGCGTTTCGTTCGGAACTATCACAGCTACAACTATTCAATCTCTTGTCCCGCCTGCTGCATGCCCTATTCCTGCTTTCGACATACGTCCGGGCAAGGTCTATGAGCTTACAGTAGGCGGAACAGCTACCATTAACGCAGGAACGCTGACGCTAACAGCACTGCTCAATGCAGTCTCTTTAGGGGCTAGTGCAGCCCAAACTTGTGTACAAAGCTCAGCAGCCGCACCTTTCTTGTTCCGTGGCTATCTAATTTGCAGGGGGCCAGTTGGATTAATTGGTGCTAATACTCCAGTGGTCTTCAATGGTAAGTTGGAAGGTGGTGGTGTGATTGCTACAGGAGGTAGTCAGAACTCAATTCAACTTCAAACTCCAGCGGTAAACATTGACCCAACGATTGCCCAAACTTTAAATTTAAGCGTCACTTGCAGTGTAGCACCTTCCATAATTCCCTTCTGGCATGTTTGGCGTTCACTTAACTGAAAATAACAAATGCCCAGCTTTGGTCATGGAAGTTTTGCTGGAAAGCCAACTAAGTTTGCTGTTGCGTCATCGCAATATGTTCCTGCTGTTGCTAGCGGTGGATCAGCAACATTTCATGCGTCTGGCAATCACGGTCAAGGTGCGACTAGCCCTAATATTGTCACTTGCGCTATCTCTGCTGGTGATGCTGTTGTGGTTTCTGCTGCGTGGTCCTCAGCTAGCACTACTACGCCAACAGTAGCTACTAATGGAGGAATTGGTAGCGATGATTTTGCATTAGTTTATGGTCCATTCACAGATGTAGGCACAGGAACTAAGTATGCTAGTTGGTTGCTTCAATCAGCCGGAACGGGGAGAACCGGGGCCACAGTAACTTGGGCTAGCTCTACTCCATCATTTTCTGGAGCTTATTGCTGGTCTTTTTCAGGTTTAGTATCTCCTGTGATAGATCAAGTTGCGTTTGCTGGCGGAACTGGTGCGGGAGCTATAACATCTGGTAACACCCCCATTCTAACATCAAATGATGAATTTGCTATTTCGTTTGCTGATTCTGTTGGTTCTATTAGTGCCGTAGGAGCACCTTGGACTTCAGATGGAATTGAGCCATTTAATACATGGGGTGGTGGTCATCGCATTTTAACTGACATTACTGCTATCCAGTCTAACTTTACTAATAGTGGAGGTAATTGGGCAACATTTGTTAATACATTTAAAGGTAGCGCAGCGTCATCAATTACTGCTAATTTAAATATTATTGAAAATGATGATGTTATAAATGCTACTACTGCTTTAACGATTACGCCCAATCTTAGCATTACTGAAGCTGACGATACGTTAAATGCAGGGGTTAGTTTACAGATACAAACCAATTTATCAGTAATTGAGACAGCAGATACTTTAGTTTCTGCTACTGGATTGTTAATTCAGCCTAATTTATCAATAACTGAGGGAAGCGACGTTTTAAGTTCTACAGCTACAACTGTAGCAAATGCTATTAATGCTAATTTATCAATAACTGAAGCGTCTGATGGTTTAACTTCTACAGTTGTATTGCCCACACAAGCTAGCTTAAGTGCTACGGAAGCTGCTGATAGTTTAGGAGCTACAACTAGCGTTACTATTCAAGCTAATCTTTCTATAGTTGAAACTGCCGACAGTTTGAGCGCTAATAGCGCTTTACAAGTTAAGTCTAACCTGACTATAACTGAGGCGAGTGATAGTTTAGCTGGCAATGCTAGTGTGGGCATATCGTCTAGTTTGGCTATAATTGAAGTTAATGATGTTTTAAGTGCTAACTCTAAATTATTAATTCAAACTAGTCTATCTGCTGTTGAAGCTGATGATGCGTTATCTGCGGCAGCTACTACAAGTGGTGCTATTAGTGCCAATCTTTCTATAGTTGAAGCTAACGATAGTTTGTCATCTATAACTAATGTTATTTTTTCTGGTAATGCTAATATAGTTGAAGCTAATGATACTATATTAGCTGTTGCTGGATTATTGATTAAGTCTAATATAAGTGTAGTAGAGGCTAATGATAGTTTGGCAGCTACTGCTATTACAGGGGGAAGTATAACAGCAAATTTAAATATTAATGAAGCTAATGATACTTTAATGGGTATGATTTCTTGTGGTAGTGTAGAATGTAGATACTATAGTCCTAAACCTAATCCGGGTGATTAAATGTCTGATACCTATGCATTGCCAGTTGAAGGATATCAACAGCCTCCTGTTGACCCAATGGGCTATGCTTTGCCTGTAGCACAACCTATTCCTGCTGATATCCCTAGAGTGTATATTAGACCTGAGCCTGATGTAATACCTACTAGGGATGAACCAATACTTCATACTAGTGGTAAACAGTTAAAAGCTATTGATCACGATCCTTGGGCTAATCTTGGTATGGCTGGCGTAGAGGATAAATCCGGTCAATCTGAGCATCCATTACTTAAACAGTTATTTGGGTTAGGTGGCGAGGATCGCGTACAGCTTTGGCCTGAAAGAATGGTTAGGGCTGGCGTTACTGCTGCTGGCAATGTCATGAGTGATCAGACGCCGCAATGGGCTGTTGACCCTGTGACTGGAGACGTTCATACTTCCCCACAAATGATAGAAGCAGGATTAGACACAGCGGCTTTAGCTGGTACTGGTGGTTTGGCTGGTACTACTGAGGCTACCCTTGGTAGCGGACCTTTCTTGCGTCCAGCTTTAAAACATAATGGTAAAATATATAAAGGCAAAGAAGGTCAGCAGCACCTAGACGTGTTGCCTAAAGAATTGGAAGCTGACTTTAATCAAAAAGCTATGACTGGTGAAGATATTTCACATTATAATTTTGGTTTCATGAACCATAAAGGACAGTTTTTAAATCGTGAAGCAGCGTTAGATTATGCTGTTAAGGAAGGTTTAATTGATCCTACTGCCGGTCAGTATGGAGCTTTAACGTCAACGTTATTGAGTGATAGTAGTAAGCCGGGTATTGCTATTGAGGCGATGAAGAAACCAACATTCTATTCAGCTTTAGAGCACAATGTTAATAACATTGGTCAAGCTAAAATGACTGGCGACCAATGGTTAGGGACGCTTGCTAATAAACCCGGTGTTAAACCGGAAGAATTGCAATGGACGGGATTAAAAGAATTTATGGAGGAGAATAAGGGTCGCAGTATATCTAAAGAACAGATACAACAACATTTGGAGCAGAATAAGGTTGAGTTGAAGGAAGTTGTTAAGCAAGCTCCACAAGATGAAGTTGCTAAAGGTCGCGCTATGGCTGAAAGTCAAGGCCATAATTGGGACAATCTTAGTAATGTTGATCAAAATAGATATGTTCAAACTGCTAATGGTAGAAAGCTAACTGAGGAGCAACCTACCAAATATCACGGCTATCAACTTCCCGGTGGTGAAAACTATAGGGAAATGTTGATGACGTTGCCGGGTAAACCAAAAGGTTTGCCTACTGAAGCACAATATAAAGCTTTGGATGCAAAATTTGGTACTGGCGAACAACTAACTTCTAAAGAAATGGAGTTGCATCAAAATTATGAACGTATGCTAAATGGCTTACCTAATCGTGATGATGTAGCTCCTTACAAATCCTCTCATTGGGATGAACCAAACATTCTAGCTCATGTTAGAATGAATGACAGGACTATTGAAGGTAAGAAATCATTACATCTTGAAGAAATTCAATCTGATTGGCATCAGCAGGGGAGGGAACAAGGTTACAAAGGTGTTAATGCTAATAATAAAAATATAGAAGTTCCTGAAGGTGTCAATGCTGCTGCTGATCCTAGATTGTGGGATAAGTCCGAAACTGGCGTCCCAGACGCACCATTTAAAAAGACTTGGCACGAATTAGCATTAAAGAGGATGCTAAGGGAAGCTGCTGAAAAGGGTTATGATAGACTTAGCTGGACACCGGGGGAGGCGCAGGCTGCTAGATATGATTTGAGTAAACAGATTGACACTCTTAAAGCTACTCCTGTGCAAGATCAGCATGGTTTGAAATATGAAATTCAAGCTGTTGGTAAAGGAACTATGAACCCTATTCATCAATTTGCTACTGAAGCTGAATTGCCTAATATTGTGGGCAAGGAAATGGCTAAAAAGATTGTTGAGGAAACTGGAGGTAAGAAGTCTGTTAATTATACCGGGCTTGACCTTAAAATCGGCGGCGAAGGTATGAAAGGCTTTTATGATAAGATGATCCCCCAATCATTAGAGAAGATGGGTAAGGAGCATGGGGTTAAGGTTAAGCAGTCAGAAATTAACAGTAAATACGTTTTAAAAAATAAATATGGAATTACAGCTAAAGGTGGAGATACACTAGAAGAAGCTAATCAAAGTTTAAGATATAGACCTAACCAAGAAGATTGGAAAGTAGAAAAGGAAAGTAATCCTGTCCATTACATTGACATTCCTCAATCTTTAAAAGATACTGTTCTTCGCAAAGGACAGCCGCTTTTTGCTGCTGGCGTCCCATTGCCTCTAATGCCTATTGATCATGATCCTTGGGAAAAGAAAAATGCCACTAAAGAAAAGTAAATCAAAGAAAGCATTTAAAGCTAATATTAAAGCTGAAGTTAAAGCTGGTAAGCCAGTTAAGCAGGCTGTCGCGATAGCATATTCGGTTAAGAGAAAAGCAAAATGAAACTCGAAAAGAAAATGATCAATCCTGCGTCTGTTTTAATTGAACAGACAGCCGCAGATTTATGCGCAGAATATTATGAGATTGGACGTTCGCAAGGTCTCAAATCAAAGCATAAAACCCATAAAGCTTTCGTTCATGCCCACATTGAGCAGTTTATTCCGATAGCTGTTGATTTGCTAACATCAATGCTTGGTATGCCTCATGTCTCGGATGATCAGAAAGTTTTAATTCACGAAGCTTTGATTGAACGTGCTAATGATCCTGATTTGTCATTTATGGATGAAAAAATTCCAGACTTTAAAGAGCCTGAGAAGCGACCAATTATTTTAAATTCTGAAAGCATCAGTTCTCTATTTACAAGGAAATGAGACATGGCTAAGAAAATGAGTTTGCCTGTTGCCAAAGCTGGTGGTTCGGCTACTATTAAAGATGATGGGATTGATTTGGAGCAGGAACGTAAGTATAGAGCTAGGCACGCGCTAGAAGATATTGAACGCGCTGAAGGTCACAAGCGCGATAAAGATTTAATGCGTGATGTTAAGAAAGAAGCTAGGGATAAAGTTAAAACACTAAAGAAGATTTGCTGATATGTTTTTAGGGATGATTTTGTTTTGGTTATGTTTTGGGTCAATTATTACGATTATAACTGTTGGGGTAGGTCTCAATCATGAAATACAAAGGCAAAGAGCTAAGTGATTTCTCATTGTGGGAATTAGAGCAAGCTAAGTATGAGTTTGATCATGCTGAAGCTAGACGTGATAATGCTAGTAAGCATCCTAAATTTAATGAGGATAGGATAATTAATAATCAGAAAATTCCTAAAATGGAAATGGCTGAAATAGCTAATCCAGCATATCTAGAATTAAAACAAGCAATTCATGATGAATTTGAAAAGAGAAAGAGTAACAAATGAAAATCGATGGTGAAAAGTCTAAAGAAGAACTAGAGCGCGAAAGCATTCAGGTTGAAGAAATTAAGAAAGAAGAGGAAAAGGAAGATGACAAATCAGATAGCGACGGTGAAGGCGATAACGAAGAAGGCAAAAACCTTGACGCTGAAAACGCCAAAGAAGAAGAAGCTGAAGAAGTAATTGAAGAGACTGCTGAAGAAAAAACTATTCGCGAAGCTGATGAAGCGGCTGAAGCTGATACTAAATCCAAGCGTCAAGTTGAGCGTATGCAGAAGCGTATTGATACGCTGACTGCTAAGACGCGCACAACCGAAACAGAAAATGCTGAGCTTAAAAAGCTTCTGGACGCTAAGAAAGAAGATGGTTCACTTACGTTAACTGAAGAAGAAGTAGAGCGCAGGGCTGAATTAAAGGCTGAAGAAAAGCTAGGTGCACGTCAGTTTCAAAAAGCTGTTGACACTTTAGCTAAAGGTGCCAATGCGCTTGATAAGGAGTTTAATAAAAACATCAATATTGTAACCAGTGAAATTGCTTTGCTTCCTCCTGTCATGATTGGCATTCTTGAAGATTTAGAAAACGAAGCTGGAAAGAATGTTGGGGCTGAGGTTCTGGTTTACTTGTCCAAAAATATTGATGCTTATGAGGATATCTATTCGTTGTCAGAGGGACGTATGGCTTTGAAGCTACAGAACCTAGCTAACAAAATTACTAAGAAGCCAGCTAAGCCGGTATCGCAAGTACCAGCACCTAATAAGCCTGTTGGTGGTAATAATGTTCAAAGTCCGTTGAATGATAAGATGACGGATGACGAATGGATTGCTAAGCGTAATGCTGAAGTGGCTGCTAAAAGAAGGGCATAAATCTTATTGTGGGGATTTTAAAAATTTCCTCACAATATCCCTTTACAAATCACTAAAGCTTTGATCTAAGAAAATTTACGCGCCTTGGCTCGCTTTGTCAGCCCTGCTTTTATGCCTAGCCGTCTCGATCCGGTTAATGATCCTGATGAATGCTTGAAAAAGCATCGATAATTTAAATTCATCAGAAACATCATCATTAACTTTTAAGGATCAATTGTTATGGCTAATACTATCCTCACAATTAATATGATTACCAGAGAGGCTGTACGTCTCTTTAAGAATAGTAATCTGTTCATTCAGAATATTGACCATCAGTATGATAGCTCTTTTGCTATTGATGGCGCTAAGATTGGTTCTTCGCTGCGCATTCGCCTTCCGTCTGATTACACTGTTCGTCAAGGTCCAGCAATGTCATTGCAGGATACTACGGAGCAGTTTACTACGCTCAATGTTACTACTCAGTCTGGTGTTGACGTTCCGTTTACGTCTGCTGAGCGTACCATGAGCCTTGACGATTATGCTGAGCGAGTTATGGCCCCGCTGATTAATAACCTTGCTGGTAACGTTGCTGCTACCATTATGCTTGGTTCTGAAGGTGGCGTTTGTAATTACGTTTCCAACGTTGATGGTGCTGGTTTTGTTACTACTCCCGGTTCTGCACAGTTTCTTTTGGCTAATGCTGTGCTGGACGATAACTCCGCTGATATGATGACGCGCAATGTTGTTAATGATCCGACCACGGACGCTTTGACGACTGTTACGCTTCAAGGCTTGCTTAATCCAACTCCAGAAATTTCCGCACAGTTCCGCAGTGGAATGATGAAGTCTGGCCTTGGCTATGACAAGTGGTTCCGTGATCAGACTGTTATTAAGCACACTACTGGTACTTTTAGTGCTGGTGGCACTGTTAACGGTTCTCAGTCTACCTCTACTGGTGGTGGCAACCTTCTTGTTAACGCTATTACCGGAACCTTCAAGAAAGGTGATATCGTTACCATTGATGGCGTGAACGCTGTTAACCGAGTAACTAAGCAGTCTTTGGGTACACTTCGCCAGTTTACTTTGACTGCTGACGTTGTTACTACCTCTACTCTGCTTCCCCTCTATCCGGGTATTGTTGGGCCTCCTGTCGGTTCTCCTGCTGGAACTACCGTACAGTATCAGACTGTTGACGCACTTCCTGTTAACGGTGCTCAGGTTCGCTTGGTCAATAAGGCCAGCGAAGTCTATCGTAAGTCCATCGCCTTCGTTAAGAAGGCTGTTACGATGGCTACTGCTGACCTTGTGCTGCCCCGTAAGGCGGTAGAAGAAGCAGCCCGCGCTGTGTATGACGGCATTTCAATGCGCGTTCTGACTGACTACCTCCCGAATAGTGACCAGTTGGCTACCCGTGTTGACGTTCTGTACGGTTTCCTCTACATTCGGCCGGAATGGCTTTGTGTAATTGCTGGTAAGGTTTAAATAATATTGTGGGGATAGAAATTAAACCTATCCCCACAATAACTAGTTACAGTTTAAGCTCTGTCCATTCAGCTTGAAAAGCTCTGTATTTGCGTCCTTTGGTTGATACAGCAGGAATTAAGCCTCCCAAGGTATCGCCCATTTCTTTGATGTCGTTATTAATTAGAGCTTGAATTTCTGAAGGTTCATTGCACCAGCCAACTCTAGCGGTAAAAGGTTTAATTCCGTTAGTTTTGTTGGCTGGGATATCAACTACAACGTAGATTGATCTAGGCTTAATAAACTTGCTCATTCAAGTCCTCCATTTATTTAACAAGCAAAGCATAGCACATTAATTAACCCTTGTCAAGTCCCCTACAATAAGGAAAACACTAATGTCTGAAGAAGAATATCCCAAGATGGTCTACCCCGGTGGTCACAGTGTTGACGCTGCTCACGCTGGTGCTGGTAAGCTCGTTCACAGCAAGGAAGAAGAAGCTGAAGCTATGAAGAACGCGCCTAAGCATGAAGATAAGCCCGCTGCCAAGCCTGCTGCTGGCGAGCCGGGTTGGACTAAGCCTTAATAATTAATATCGCGCATTGAAAAGGATAACTCATGACTACAATGCGCGATATTGTTACTTTAGCATTAAAAGAAACTGGTGTTACTGGTACTGGTCAAACTGCATTACCAGAAGATATTAATGATGGCTTTACGCTATTAAGCCGAATGCTTGCTTTATGGCAAGTCAAGCGCTGGTTAGTTCCGGGTCTAACCAAAGTTAGCGCTGTAAGTAACGCTTCAATTTCAAATCAAATTGGCCCCGGTAAATTCTATAACTCTATTCGTCCAGATAAGATTTTAGCTGCTTATGCTAGGCAATTAAACACTGGTGGTTTGATTGTTAGCTACCCATTGCGTCCTATTTGGAGCTATGAGGATTACGCTAGAATAACTTTAAAAGATTTAAATACATTCCCACAATACTTTTTCTATGATGGTGCATTTCCGTTTGGAAATGTTTACATCTGGCCTATCCCGTCAACTAGCTTTGAAATTGATTTAGTTGTTAAGCTTCCAATTCAACAAAAAACTAATATTGCGACTGGTGTTATCACAACTGGTGGCTCAGCTTATACAGTTGGGGCTTATGCCGCTGTTCCTTTAACTGGCGGTTCTGGTACTGGAGCAACCGCAGATATAACTGTTACTGCTGGTGCTATTACTATTGTTACGCTTTTTGATCCCGGTACAGGCTACAATATTAATGACGTTTTATCAGTAGCTCCTGCTAACGTTGGCGGTACGGGTTCAGGATTTACTTACACTGTAACAGGAACAACTTCAACTTTAGACACTGAGCTTAATTTACCAGATTTTTATGAAGAACCAATTCATTATAATTTGTGCGTGCGAATGACTGCTATGTATCAATATCCTGCTAATCCAGTTCAAGGCGCATTAGCTAAAATTGGTTTGAATGCAGTTAAGAATGCTAATGCTCAGGTACCAACGCTCCAAATTCCAATGTTTAGAAAGACTGGATTTAATATTTATGCCCCGGATGTTTGGCAATGAGAGTACCTTTAATTAGCTCTGCATATGCTGGTAAAAATCTCATTTCTTCAGGACAAGAATGTATTAATCTATACGCTGAAATTAATAAAGGCGATCCGCAGGCACCAGTTCCGGTAACTTACTATCCTACACCGGGTACAACATTATTTGCTGATCCTGCTTTTTTAAAGAAAGCTAGAGCAACCTATAGGACTAGTTTAGGTACTGCATTTTATGTTGTAGGGCAAAATGTTTATTTTTTAACTTCTGCTCACGTCTTGATTTTTATCGGAGCTATCGCAGACAGGCAAAGCCAAGTTATCTTTTCAGATAATGGTATTGTGGCTGTTCTAGTTGATGGTTTAAACGGATACGTTATTGACTTGGCTACTAATGCGTTAGGCATTATTGTCGATCCTAATTTCTATCCTGCCGATTATGTAGCGTTACTTGATACATTTTTTGTATTTAATCGTGCTGGTACAAATCAATTCTTTATCTCAGGTTCAAATGTTAATTACCTTCTACTAACCACAGTTGGCGCATTTGATCCATTAGACATTGCCGCTAAGTCCGGTTTTAATGATCCTATTGTGGGCATAGTAGCTTTACATGGGGAGCTTTGGCTAATTGGTGATTTAACTACTGAAGTTTGGATTGGCACTGGAGCAGCAGACTTTTACTTTCAACGTCAGCAAGGTGCGTTTATTGATCATGGTTGCGCTGCTCAATATTCCATAGCGACTATGGATGTTTTAGTATTTTTTATTATGCAGGATAGACAAGGTAATGGAATTGTTGTTCGCGGTGGCGGATATGAGTTAAATGAAATTTCTACTCCTCGCATTGTCCATGAATTTAAAAGCTATGAGACATTAAGCGATGCTGTAGGATTTTGTTTTCAAGTTGATGATCATCCTTTTTATGCTTTAGTTTTTGCTACAGCTAATAAGGGTTGGCTGTATGATTTAAAGACTGAACAATGGAGTGAATGGAATTGGACTGATGGGAACGGCAATCTTTTAAGACCACGCGCAAACTGCTGTATGTTTGTTTATAATACTAATTTAGTTGGCGATTGGGAAAATGGCGGACTTTTAAAATTAGATATAAATACTTTTACTGATTATACCCCTGCTACTCCTACAGGCCCAATCACTAGAGTTAGAACGTTTCCGCACAGTATGGAAAATAACGATAAGGTTACTTATAATTCTTTTGATGCTGATATGCAACCGGGAACTATTACAGACGATAGCGATCCTATGATTAGTTTGAGTTGGTCGGATGATAAGGGTAAAACTTACGGCAATCCTGTTATGAACTCTATGGGAAAGATTGGTGAATATTTAAAAGTTATTTCTTGGAATAGATTAGGACAAGCTAGAGATAGAATATTTAAATTAACTTGGTCTACTACTAACAACACTGCTTTAAATGGTGGCTTTGTTGAATATAAAAAGGCCAGCAAATGAGTTCAACATTTCTTCCGAATATGGGAGCAGCTTTAGTTAAAGTTACTAATAATAAAGGTGAAGAAATTGGAAAAGGTTTTATCATCTCACCTTGGAATACCTTTTTTCAGCAGTTAGTTCAAGCTGCTCCTGCTGTACAAGATGTTAGCGCAGGAAGTCCATTTACAGCTAACGTAGCTGGTGTTGTTATTTTTACTGGTGGTGCTCCTGTCATAACATTAACTAGAGGTACTACAAATATTATTTTGACTGGAGAACGAATAATTCCAATTGCTGTTGGCGACACGATTACTTGGGTTGGCGCTACCACAGTCCAATTTTTGGGAGCTTAATTATGAATGAGCTTAGTGTGGGTAATTCTAGAGATAAAGTTTTTTCTCTTGAAGCAGTAATGAAAGTTATGCCTCAAGTAGAATTAAAGGTTATTCATCATTTTTCTAAAGGGGTTTACGCTAGAGAGCTTCATATTCCGGCAGGAGTTACTTTAGTTGGGGAAATTCACAAATTTGAAAATTTAAATATTCTGTCTCAAGGAATTATGATAGTGACGACTGAAGAAGGCATGAAAGAAGTCAGCGCTCCTTTCACAGTCGTATCACCTCCCGGTACTAAACGTGCTGCCCACACTTTGACTGACTGTATTTGGACAACTATTCACGGTACTAATGAAACTGATGTTGATGAAATTGAACATCATTTTATTGCTAAAAGTGAACAAGAATGGTTAGAATTTATAGGTTCTAATCAATTAGAATTAGGATTTAACTGATGGCATGGGTAGCAACTGCTGTTATTGGTGCTGGCGTTTTAGGCGCTGGCGCTACTATCTTTGGGGCTAATAAAGCTGCTGATGCTCAAACTGCTGCCGCAGGTAAAGCATCAGATACAGCTTTAAATATGTATAATACTACGCGAGGGGATTTAGACCCTTATAGACAAATTGGTAAAACTGCTAGTGACCAATTAACATCAAGGATAGGAGAATTAACAACTCCTGTTAGTGTTAATCCACAGGATTTTGTAAACAGTGATATGTATAAATTCGCTCAAACTCAGGGCGAAAGAGCAGTAACTAATTCTGCTGCTGCTAGGGGATTAGGAACATCTGGAGCAGCTTTGAAAGGTGCTGCTGCTTTTGAAAGTGGTTTAAATCTTCAAAATTGGCAACAGAATTTTAACAATCAAGTTACTAATCAAACTAATGCTTATAGTCGTCTTAAAGGCTTGGTTGATACTGGTGAAAACGCATCTGCCCAAACTGGTAGCGCTGGAACTGCCGCTGCTAATACTGCTGCTAGTGCTGCTATAGGTGCAGGTAATGCGCAAGCTGCTGCCGCTAATGCTACTGGTGGAGCTATAGCTAATACAGCTAACGGTATCGGTGGTTACATGGCTTATAAAGGTTTGTATGGTGGTGGAGGAAGTTCCGGGCCAATCACTACTGGCGGTCCTAATGGTCCTACCCCTTTTAGTTAAGGATAATTATTGTGGCTGAAGTTGATACTTCCTCATATCCTAAACCCGGTTTGCCTGTATCTCCTTTAGATATGGCAGGTAAGCTTGGATCATTACAGCAGCAGTCTTTGCAAATTAATCAAGCTAAACTTGATCAAGCTAATCAAGCTTTAGGTTATATGACTAGGGCTATGGGATCATTAGGCCCTAACGCAACTAAAGATGATTATGCTGCTGTAGCTCAAAATGCAGTCAAGCAAGGTTTAGTTCCTCAAGATCAATTAAATACTTAT